TCTGTCTGCGGCAAGTTTGTTTTCATGGTAGTTACATTCTACCGCAGGCATTCGGCTTTTCATAGTCCGAATGCTTTTTTTGCACCAAAAAGGAGTTGCCTCTTTTTAGTGAGACAACCCCTTGACGCGCGGTATTCTTCGATTTCGCCGTGTCTTTGCGCATACGCGCCCGGATACAGGTATATCGGCACATTGCATTTTTGCGCCTGTTCCTTCTGTGAGGAGCTGTAAGTCTGCGCGTCCGTTTTGATCGTCCGAACCGTCATATTCATTTATCGTTCCTCCCTGTTTTGCACCTTATTGCTTTTTTCAGCGCCCTTTTCGCACGGCGCTCGAAGCTGATCCCGAATGGACGGCACGTCCTGTTCTTCTTCTATCGCCGCTTCGATGGGCGTTTTATCGTCAATGTCCAGTTCTGCGTTGAGCTGCGCCAATCTCATTTGTTTTTCCTTCAGCTCGGTTTCCTGCGCAAACGGCTTTTGCAGTTCATCCTTTACCGCCTGTTCCTGCCTGCACAGTTCATCCAACGCCAGTTTCTCTTTCGCGATCCTGTCCGGCACGCTTTCCATCTTATTGTCAATGCGCGTGATGTTGCCCCTCGGATCGCTGCCCAACTCAACTTTATACGTCATGCTTCCGTTCAGATTCACAAAATATTTCTGACTGACTATATCGTAATCAAGCCCTATGCCCATTCCGCGATAGGTCGCAATCCACGACAGCGCGCTGCCCTTCCACTGCTTGCAGTAATTCAGAAGTTCCTGTCCTGCCGCTTCTTTTTCCGTATAGGTTTTACCGCCGACCTGCATCACAAAACCGTCTTTCGGCAACGGATGCGCTCGCAGCAGCTCTACATCCCGCTGACAGCGCTCCATATTTTCCTTTCTTTCCTGAATCTCTTGCGGGAAGTATCGAATCAGGCGATCCTCCAGACGAAACCGCCTGCTCTGATAGTCCGCCTGCATCAGTTTGAGCCGCGACACCTCGACATCCAAATCCATCTTCTCGCGGATTCTTGCGTCGCCCGCACACAGCGCCTTGATTTCGGCGTAGGACAGAACCGATTCATCCACATCGTCGCAGACGCGCACCGGCGATTTGCTGGTCATGACCTGCGCGATAAACTTCTGCTTATTCTCGATGGTTTTCCAGCTGTACGCGTCAAATGTACCATCAGTTACATATCTATAAACGTACACGTCCGAGTTCTGATTTCCCTGACGCACAATGCGTCCGGCTCTCTGTTCAAGGTCGCCCGGTCGCCACGGACAATCCAAATCATGAGAGGCAATCAGGCGATCCTGCACGTTTGTTCCCGCGCCCATTTTTGCCGTACTGCCAAGCAAAATCCGCACCTGACCCGTCCGCACTTTGGCAAACAGATCCTTCTTTTTAGCTTCCGTGTCCGCATTGTGAATGAACGCGATTTCACTTTCCGGCACGCCCTGCGCCAGCAGCTTTTCGCGAATGTCGTCGTAGACGCTGAACTCCTTCTCGTCCTTCTGCCCGGTTTTCGGCGTAGACAGTGGCGATAGGTAAGATTTTGATGTTATCTCCAACTTTTCCCCCGCCCTAAACCGTGCATGAACCTTTCAGCTCACACGGCTTGCCATCAAGGGCAAATTGATTTACATTTTAACAACTCTCAACATGAACAAGACTTCTGAGCTTATCAACTTTGGTTTTCTGTTTCGGAGTGAGGTTTAAGGAATCCGTAAGCCTTGCAATCGTATTGGGATCGGTAGCGTGAATAAGCCTGTGGGCATTTCCGCATAACAAAATCAGGTTTTGGTATGCGTCTGTACCTCCGTTGCAGCGTGGGATTTTGTGGTGACAGAATATGTCACCAATCATCAGCTTCACTCCGGTCACGGCACATTTACCCATTTGAGCCGAGTATAGCGACAGTCTATTGTCGTTATACTCTATAGAGGCATTCCAAATTGGGTTCCGCATCAGGTAATGCAGGGTTTCCATATCAACTGCTTCCAGTTGTTTATGAATCATTGCTCTGCCTTCTGCGGTGTACGAGTTCACACCACGTTTTCGCTGGATGGGATGCCTGTGCTTGACATAGCCTATCGGCGCAAGCGCAATTCCTCTTACATATCGCAGTTGCTTACTTTTTCCGTATCGTTCCTTAATCACATTTGCTATGTGGCATGGAATCCGATTCATCCCCCCTCCCATGATTCCAGCGTGAAAAAACCGCCCGGCCGTTCCTCCAGCCGGGCGCTTTTTTTACCAGTTGATTGTCGCCAAATCTTCAACGGTTACGCCGAGCGCATGCGCCAAACGGAGAATCGTTTCGACCGTCGCGCCGTTGACGCTGCTCGCGCCGCGTTCAAGCTTTTGCAGCGTGCTCAGCTTTACACCCGATTTCATCGCCAGTTCTTCCTGCTTCAAGCCCGCCTTGAGACGTGCTTCCTTGATGGTGGTCATTGCTTTTCGCCTTCCTTCCGCTTGATGTACTGGCAGAGCTTGACCGCCAGCGCCGTCAGCACAACGACCTGTGCCGCCTGCAAAATAATTCCAGAGATTTCAAGAGCCATTTTCAACGTTTCCATTGCGTTTTACCTCCGAGCCTGATACAATAAAGGCAAGGGGAAGGGCTTTCGCCCTTCTCCCCGGTGCTCACTTGATTTTCTCAAGTATCGTGGTGGCAAGTTCGATGCACGCGTTCACGATTTGAAGCACCGCCGCCAGCACGGCGAGCTTTGCGATGGTCAGATCGTTTTGCTTGCCCTGCTGGTTTTTCTTTTTCCGGCTCATTGGCTTTTCCTCCTTTCTGATTTCTGACTATATTATATCATTTATTTGCTAGTATGTCAATGCTTTTTCTTTTTATTTTTAAGAAAAATTGAGAAAACCGCCGCAGTTTTCACCGCAGCGGTTTTGTTCTTTATATGCCCTGCATCAGCAGTCTGAACGTCTCGCGCCCCTTCGGCGTGATGAGCGTCTGTGTGCCGCCCCAGCCCGTTTTCTCGTTAACGCATTCCTTCATCTCGAAAAGCCCGTTGTTCTTCTCCGCGTAGGGCATCAGCTTGCCGCGCTTGTCACGATAGATGTACTTGTGGTTGATCAGAAACCCGACAAACGCCTTTTCCTTGATTTGGAGTTGCTTGGCCGTTTCGCGGAAATTGGTCAGCAGATTGTGCGACACAATTTCGTCGAAATAATCCGCTTTGGGCTGCATGATCTGGTTCCGCGCCGTCAATTCGCTGTTCTGCACGGCCAGCTCGCTGTTTCGCACGGCCAACTCGGCGATCCGCGCGTCGCGCTGCTTGAGCTTCTCGCTTGCCATCGTCAGCGCGCAGGCAAGCAGCTCTTCGTCGGTCATCTGCGACTCGCCCGCGATGTAACCGCCCGTCTTGCGGATCGCCGGAACGACTTCGTCCGCGATCAACGCCTGAAACCGCTCCGCCGTTTCGTTCTTCGCCTTCATCGCAAGGCGATAGAAGATGTTTTCGGGGATGTAGTCATCTTTCCCCACTTGTGGGGAAAACTTCAATTCTTCAAGATAACCTTTCACACGCTCCCATTTCACATATTCAACGCCGTTCTTTTCCTGTGTGAACCCCAGCCCCCGCGCCACGGTTTCAAGGTTCAAATACGCAACGCCGTCTTTCTCGTAGCAGGGAATCCCCTGAATATTCATAATCTCGTTCATATCGTTTCCCTCCATGCCTCGTATTCCGGGTCGTTCTCCAAAAGCCACGCTTCCAGATGCGCAATGACCTTCGGCACGTCCTCCCCAACATATTTCTCGTAAACCTCCGGCCGCTTGAGCCTGTCCTCCAGCCCCATCCGCTGCCATTTGATGCTGCTCATCCATTTTACGTCCAGAATCGGCGCCTTCTGGCCGCTTGGGGTTTCGGTGTAGCTCTCCACGGGATACGTCTTCCCGTCGATCGTGTAGGTCTCCTGCATGGATATCATGCCTCCTGTGTGTCGAGAGTTGACCTTGCAGGCGGCATGTGGTACAATATTCGTGCCGCCGCAAGGTGGTTCCGCTCCTGTTCTGCTTCGTCAGCCAAGATGTCAGCAGCACAGGAGTTTTTATTTGCAAACCTTTTTGTGAAGCACATTCACCATTTCTTCAAGCAAATCCGTTTTTGTTTTTCCTGTCGCCTTCGCGCACTCATCAAACTTTTTCACGGTTGATGCGGTCGCCCGCAGCGCGATTTGCTTGTCCTTGGGTTCTGCTCCAACAATCGGCCTGCCCGTTCTAGGGGTCATCTTTAATCCTCCTTTCTTTTGCCTAGGCATATTATAAATTACGTCTAGGCGAAAGTCAAGAGGTTTTTTATTTTTCTCCGTTTCCTGCGCTCTTCATAACCTCCAGCGCCTTTTTGAGCACGCCGGGAATCGGAAGCCCCAATTCTGCCGCGTTTTCAATGACGCTCACGCCTTCGCTTGCGATAAACCACAGGCAGACCGCCCCGGTGACGGCGTTGAACTGAACGCCCGCGCCGTGAGCCACAGCAAAATCCAGTAAAACCGCGAGCAGAACGACCGCAAGGATCATCATCTTGCGCATCAAGCCGGAAAATGCTTCCCTACTGGAAAGGCCGCCGCCCTCCGTCTTGGGCGACACGCCGACAAGGCCGCACATCAGCCCCGTGACGTAATCCAGACACATCACGCCCAGCAGCACCCACATCAGCGGCGGCAATCCCGTGATGAACGACAGCACCGCTCCGCACGCAGCCGCGACAATTTTTGCAAGTTTGTCCATTTGTATTCCTCCTTAATCCTCCCCAGCCTTGCAGCAATATTCCCCGCTGACCCAGCCCGTAAAGCCGCGATATTCCACCCGCAGCCAGCCGTCTTTTTCCTCCAGCACGGCGAGCTGTGCGCCGTCCGGGATCATCTGCATATAGCGCCCTTTCGGCTTTTTCCGCATCCGAAGGCCGCCCTGTGCGCAGACGGTGACGCTCTCGCCCTCGGCGCTGTCCGCCGTCTCTTCTCCGTCCACCGCAATCATCCGGTGCTTTCCAAGCCCGTTCCAGCCGTTCTTTTCCGTCAGCTCAGTTTCCACCACACATCCCCGGCTCTTGCTTGAGTGGATGACCGTGCCCCGCTCCGTCACCAACCCGGTGTGGCTCACGTCGCCCGTGCCCACGCCCATGAACGCCAGCATGCCCGCCTTCGCGCCGGAAATACCTTCCTGCTTCCACGTCAAATCCCGATATTTTCCGCTCTTGCTGTCGCTGTTCCAGAGGTCGTTCGTGCCCGCCGTCGTGTAGCGCTTGTCGCCGCCCGCGCAGGTGCGGATGACCTTCTTGATGAGGTTGATGCAGTCCAGCTCGCTGTAAGGCGTTCCGATCAGCGCCCGCGCCGTGCGGATGGCTTCGCTTGTTTCAATCATCCCACGCACCTCCCGCGCGGATGAAGCGGCCAACCAGACAGCCCGCCGCGAAGATGATCGCGCCGACGACGATGATGCCAAGAATAATCATGGTTTTGCCTCCTTAGACGATTGAGAGGCCGTCGTCAGCCTCTTCTTTCGCGCTTTCCGCGTCCAGCGCGTCGTAGTACGCCTGTGCAAGGGCTTCCACCTCTGCGATGTCGTCCTCCGTCAGCAGGCCGCTGTCCAGATGGGTATATGCCTTGTCCAGCCAGTACGCCACGTCGCGTCCGGCGGCGATCTCGCGCTTGATAGAGCGCAGGGTCAGGTCGTGCCGGGCTTTGCTTTTGATTGCCATATGCTTTTCCCCTCCTTTAGGTTGTAGTCATAGACGCAATCGCGTCCTCAAGATTTTTGATCGCGATGTTCACGTCTCTTTGATAGTCCAGTTTCAACCCCGCGCCGTCGCTCGCTTGCACCACGGTGTTGGGCGCGTAGGTAGTCAGCGCTTTGTAGGCGGCGAGTTCGGCAGGGGGGAGCGGGGTTTCGACGGGGGTCGCGAGAGCGTAGAGTACAATGTATTCTCCTTCTTCCGGGTTTTTAGCGCCAATGGGGATAAAAGCCTGCACGTTAGTTTTGTCTACATAAAAGTGCGGGATATCTTTGTTAAACGATGCGATAAATTGCAATTTATTGCATAGGGCTTCTGTTTTATAATCGCGGCCATGCATCAGCAAACGAATCGAAAGTCGTTTTGTTACCGCAAACTCAGTGGTACTCGTAATTTCACAGGTTGACAAGTCTACAGCGCTCACTCTCTGCACCTTCACCCCTCTCTCCAAGTCCACCTCGTCGCACACCCACTGCTGTCCGTTTTCGTCCGTGTAGTTGCCGCCAGAGGTGACAGGGATGCCGGGCAGGCCGTTGGGAGTGGGCAGGGTGAGGAGCTGTTCACGGTAGGGGGAGTAGGCTGTGGCGGTTGTGCCGAGTTCTAGCTGCACATTTATGCCATCAGAATCGTAGTTTGTCCCCTCCTTCACAATAAAGCAGACGCGTGTTATAACTCCCTGCGTGACATTAGCTTTGCCTTGAACGAATAACACCTCCCAAGATTCCGACACAAGTTTTGCTACCGGGTCAGAAACGTTTGAGGACAAAAGCGCCAAGCCATGTATGCTAATTTGTTTAACGGGAAGGTACACATACCCATTTTCAGTCGCTGTGCCAGAAATGGATATTCTCCCGTTTTTAGATGTAATAGTAACCCCTCTTACTGTCTTAACACCATCTGGGATATACAACAGATTTTTCCCCGTCACCTTCACCGCCACGCTCCCGCCGTCACCAGCGCTCACGATAGGCACAGGTGCATCCGGCGTGGGCGTGCCGTCCTGCGTACTTCTGCCGTAGACAGTCAGCCCGCGCAGCGGCGCGGAAAAAGCGTCGGAGACAGATACAGGATTACCCGTTCCGCTGCCGATCAGGATATTCTGGCGCGCTTTGTCGGCCTTCTCGGCAACAGCCTTCTCGATTTCCGCCAGCCGCTTTCCCGTTACGGCCGCGTCCGCCGCCGCGCCCTCCCGGGTCAGCGTCGCGTCGATGACAGCATCCTTGCCCGGTTCGCCTTTTGCGCCCGTGTCGCCCTTGTCCCCTTTATCTCCCTTTGCGCCCGTTTCGCCCTGCGGGCCGGTGTCTCCCTTCTCGCCCATGTCCCCCTTGCCCCCTTTTTCGCCTTGCGGCCCTTGCGGGCCAATCGGGCCTGTTTCACCCCTGTCTCCCTTCGGGCCGCGGAAGGATTCAAGCTTGACCTCCATGCTGCCTACATTTTGGGTCTCACAGGTGCACGCAGGGCATCCGTTTGCTTCAAGCACGACAAAACATCCGGGCGGTTCAGGCGTGATCATTTCCCGATAACCCGTAATCTTTCCGTTGCTTTCCGTCACGTCCAGCGCAAAACGAATCGCATAGGTATATGCTCTGTGCCTTTTGGAGAGGTTCTCCGTATCCGTTCCGGAAAACATGAGCTTACAAACGCCGTCGTCATCCGGCGTGACCGTTTTGTTGATGACGATCCTGCCGTCCGGCATTTCCGCCACCATGAAAAACATACGGTCTTGGCTCGTCGGTACATAGCCTGTTGGCACAATCGCCAACAAGCCCGTATCGCCTCGCGTAATGGTAATTTGGCCTTTCCTCGCATCAAAC